ATCCAATAAATCCTGCTCCTCCTGTAACTAATACTTTTTTCATTAATCTTCGTTATGTGGTTTATTAGTTGTATAGCTCCAAGAACTACCTGATGGATATCCCGTTGCGGTCGATGTTACAAATTGTGGCGTTGCATATGTAATAGAACCTCCACCCGGTGTTGTTGTGATTACTGCCTGCGTAGTACCTGTTCCGGAGTTTCCAAGCGGATTAGTAAGTGGTACATCTCCTACATAAAATGGATTTACTTTATGAGGTTCTTGCCACCTTGGGTATGTCTCGTGTACTCTAAACGTATTAGGGTCTGATAAGATTCCTCCTAACGGAAAGGAATCATTTACTTCTGCTAATTTATCTTTTAGTGCATCCCATTGCTTTGGTGTGGGTGCATATTCGTGGCAGGCTTCTACAAAACCTTTAAGCCAAATAACATATTCTTTTGAAGTCATAACTATCTACCTTTTAATTGTGAACTTTTATCTATTCCGGTAACATTCATAGTTTTAGGAGTTAAATCATTAACATCCATAGTCAATTCCACTACCTTTTGTAATCCGCTTATTTTATATGTTCTATAAGCATCATTTGTTATAATTGGCACCTTTGCAACCACAGTTTCATAAAACTTTTTAGCTCCACCTCTCATTTGTAATTTTTCAGTTTCTTCGTTTACAAATTTACCAAAAAACTTTTTAATCAAATTTGGGTTTACATTGGATACTTTGACACAATGTAATATATCTTTTGCCTGTGATACAAATAAAGTGTATATGATAGGTGCCGTTGTTTCGGTAAATCTACCTTTTACTCCATCCACATATATGTACTCTTTTATAAGATAAAATCTACCTCTAGTCATTCTAGTAGGAACTACTATATTTTTATCATCAATAGATTTACGATATATTGGATTGTAATTCATATTACTTACTTACCATTTTTAATTTAGGTAACTGCATTGGTTGAAACGTTGGTTGTTTCTTATTATAAATACCATATTGATTTAAAATGATATCGAACAATTTAGTCATTTTTTCTAAACTGAAATTTTGCTTATTTTGCTTACCTAATTGGAATGAATCAACTTTGTATTTATCATAGTTTTTATAAACATCTTTAATTACTGGCAATGATTTGGAAACATTTACATTAAACCACTTTGCTTCTTTTAATAAAAAGTTATCTGCTGCTGATTCATGTACTTCTTTCAATTCACCTTCCAATAAAACAGCTCCACTTTTTAAGAAATCCAAATGTCCGCTCCAATTAGAAACGATTACAGGTTTACCCGTTAAACTGAATTCTAATAATGGTCTACCAAACCCTTCACCTTTTGTAAAATTCAACATCGCTTTTACTTTTGGATGTTCATATAATCCATTCATTTGAGCAGATGTCAAATCGCCGTGCAATAGATAAACCGATACACTTTTATAATCCTTACCTAACGTTTCTCTTATTTTAGAAACCAATCTTTCTCTATCCATTATACTAAACCCAGCGGTTGATGTTTTTAAAATTAGAGCAGGTTTTACCTTTTCGTTTTTGAAAGCCATTGCGAATGTTTTAATCATCATTCCCACATTCTTTCTATCTTCTCCTATATCTCCCCTTAACCAATGTCCTACGAATAGGAATGCAAAATCTTCTTTAACTTCATCCAATTCAGAAATATGTGCTACTACTTCAGTTCCAAAATCGTTTTCATCAAATCCTTCAAAAAGAACTTCTACGGGTTTTTGTATTCTATGTTGTGTAATTAATTGTTTAGTTTTATTATCTTGCTCATTGTAAACAGTATCAACTAAACTTTTCTTAGCATGTTCCGATGGAGTTATAATCAAATCCATTCGGTTACAGCCGTGAATCCAATCCAATGCACAATGCGTTGTTTCAATTCCAGCAGTAATTCCGATATTATAGTGTCCTAATGGTTGGAACTCATTTGGTACAGTGACCTGAATATATACATCTGGCTTTTGCTCCGGCTTTTGAATGATATTATCTACAATCCATTTATGAAATTGATTATCGTAATTTAATGCATCCATTGGAGTTGCTCCCCAACGAGTACTAATTACTTTTATTTCGAACTTATCTAACTTATATAATGAATGTAATAAATCTCTCGCATGGTCTCCGTATCCACTTCTTGTTGCTACGGGTGCCTGAAATACTAATGTTGGTTTCATATTATAACTCTATTAATTTAAATTTTTGTTTTGGTTTCCAATTTTCGAATGCACCTTCCATACCTTCAACCAATGCTTCACACATTGCTTCTCTACTCAATTTACCTTCGCCCATAAAATGCTTTCTACCTTTTAATCCTACCGATTTTCTATCTTCTTTTGGCGTTTTATACCAATCCATAATCAGCGGTGCTACATCTTCAAAATCAACTCTATCATCAAAGATATATGGAGTAGGAACTGAACCCGTTGTTGAACGAACTGGCCAAATTGGTTTAACCCAATCTCCCCAAACTACACCTGCTTTTTTATGCTTATCGTGCAAAGAACCAATTTCTAAATAATCTTCTGCGGTTAATAACTTACCCGTACCATTTTCTCTAAATCCACATTGGTCTTGCAATCCGCCTGTTACAGTTGTGATGATTGGAGTTCCCGCCATTACTGATTCAGCAGTTCCTAACCCAAATCCTTCGTTAGATGATAACATAATAGTTACATCTGCTAAATTATAGAGATAGTTTAATTCTTCTTCTTTTAATTTTTCATCAACAAATATAATATTTGCATCTGGCATTAAATGTTCTGCTGTTTTTATTAAATCAGTACCATGCTCTTCAACAGGTCTTGTTTTCATAACTAAAACAACTTTATCTCTTTTTTCTTCCGGCAATGCTTCTCTAAATGCATTAAATGCCAACATAACATCGATAGGTTGCTTTCTTCTAATATTTCTATTTGTCCAATAAAGAACAAATTCATATTCTTTATCTCCAAAGATTTTCTTTTTGAAATCTTCAGGAACATCTACCGGTTTGTAAATATCTGAACGGATACCATGTGGTACATAACTTACTTGCCAATCTTCCGGCTTAGTCCAATGTTTTTCTTTATCCCATCCCCAAACTCTTTTAGTAATACCATAGGTTTGCTTTGAGATACAACCAATCCAATCACAACTTTCATAATAATCTCTGTTGTATTTTGGGTCTGGCAAATCATCCCAAATGTGATAAAAGAATAAAGGTACTGATTGACGAATCTCATGCTCCATCTCATATAACCAAATCCAATATCTCGGGTCAGTAAAGTGTAGGATAGCATCCGGCTTCTCCATCATTAATAATTGTCTGATTACATCTGCATTACCATAACCATCGAATGGATAGATTTTTACATTAGCATCAGCAACGCCGGTTTGCCTTCTAACATCTTCATTTAAATCGAATATCTTTCCTGCTTCAGGGTGTTTGATTGCTGCACCCAATTGTACCCAATCGTATTTGTCAACTGTTCCTAACACCAATTGCTTTGACATATTGGCTATACCGCTAGCCATTCGAAGGTCATCGGACAGTAACAAGATTTTTTTCTTTGCCATAACTTATTTTGTTCTCTTAAAATTGTGAACCACTAATTTGTAGTATAGTGTATTCGTTTAATTGTTTTCTAAATTCTTCGTTTTTCGTGTAAAGGTCTAAAGTTCTATTAACAAGTCTTTGAAAATTTAATCCACCTTGAATTGTAGCTATTTTAAAATCCTCATCATATAACCTTTTTATAACCTTAACCGTAGTTAATTTTAAATCTGCCATAGTTGATAATATTTGTATATACATATATATACAAAAAATTATTTTCCATCACAATGTGTTCCTAAAAATTCACACCATCCGCATAACTTCGATGGTTTTTTGAAATATTCTATATCAGTTCTATATGTACCATCTGCATTAAATACAGTATCTACGAATTCGGTAAACCCTCTCCATGCTTTATTCATAGATGGTTTACCACTTGCAGGTACGTGTCTACTAATGCGTGGAATATGATAATCGGCATTTTCAGAAACTTTACGCTTTAGTATCATAAACTCAACATCAATCATATCTTCCGATATTTTTAACATTTCCGCATAGAACTTCTTATACAAAAGTATTTGTGTATTTTTTATTGGGTCTGATTTCTGATATTTACTCCATCCCTTAGTGGATGTTTTGAAATCGATGATACGATATCTGCCAGTAGTCTTACTTCTAACGATGAAGTCAATAAAACCTAAAAATTGTACATTCTCTCCAATCTTAGTATTGATTACTTGCTCAATTGCAATTAACTCATCATCTTTTAGAGAGAAGAAATTATTAAAGTTTTTGGATTTCTGAAAGTAGTCTAAAATAAGATTTCCATCTTCTAAAAACTCTACTAATTCTTCTTTTGAACATATAGGGTCTTTACCTTCGTTGGATTCTTTGATAAAGATTTCTCTCATTTTTTCTTTAAGAAATGCCTTCGTATCCATATTTTTATCCGCTTGGGATTTGGAGATACGGAGGCATCTGCTTAAATACTCTTGCAATGTTTCGTGCATTGCTGAACCAAATACTGAATGTATATTGGATGATGATTGTCTTAAATCATCTATGTAACTTAGTTTATATTGTTGTGGGCAACTGCTCCACATACTATATTGTGAAAATGATACTCTAGCCATACAACAAATATACGAAATTTATTTTAATAAACCAAAGAATTATATCTTTAATTTGAGTTTCGTAATTTGTTTTTTTTCTATTCCATATTTTTCACAAATATATTTGATATTCTCTCTACCTTCTCTAGTAGAGTATAAAATATCAATATATTCTAATGCCTGTGATTCCGGCACTGTAAAATCTTTTTTAATTAATTCTACTAAAAACTCCTCATATTTATCTTCCGATTTACCCTTTGTATATTTCAAATATTGCTTACCTTTTGGTAGAACATTAATATACAATTTGTACATCTCCTTTGGCTGAAGAGTTTGGGTTAAAGGTAATAATGATGCAACAAGTTCAACCCATTCCGGCTTCATTGATAGGAATCGGTTAATCATAAAGTTACTCCACGATTTCAAATCCTCTTCCGATAGCTTATCGAAATAGTTCGGGTCTTGCTCCGCCGTAATTGCATTAAGATGGTCGAATAACTTTTTAGCTGCCATTATTTTTCTTCTTTTGAAATTTGTAATTCTTCTGGTAAAAATTCTTGCAATGGTTTACCGCAATTTGTACATAAGAATACTTCGAATGGCATAACAGTATCTTTATCACCGCCGGTTAATAACTTAGAAGCCTTACGGAATCTATACCCCGGCATAAAGATTAAGTTGCCACATTCGCATGGTACATCTCGTGTATCTTTTATGTCGATTTGTGGTTGGTTAAATTGGTCTATCATTTTATAATATTTAAAATTTGAATAATTGTGCTCATAAACACTATTTCCTTATCTACTACTAAGGCATCTTTGGATAATCCATCTGCGATAGTTAAGATTACATTTGCGGTATTACCCGATGCATAATCATCTACCTTATCATATAACATTGAGTACATTTCAGAATAATCATTTAAACGATTATCTGCTACCGCTTGTCTAATACTTACGAATAAGTTTCTCTTATCATTAGATGATTTAAGAAGTTCAATCAGTTTGGTTTGGAAGTTTGATTCCACCATAATTGCGTGGTCTACTTTCAACTCACCCTTTGCTGATTGTAATTGGCAAGTGTTTAAGATTCTACGAATATCTGGATAGTATGAACTAATAATATCAGCTACATTCTTTAAATCGTATTTGATATTTTCCTTATCTAAAATTTTACTAACCTGAACAGCTACATCCTTTTTGGTTGGCGGTGTGATTGCAAATGATTGACATCTACTTTGAATTGGGTCAATAATCTTTTCAATGTAGTTACAAGTCAAAATGAATCTACAATGTTTAGAGAATGTTTCCATTAAGTTACGAAGGATTGCCTGTGCATTTGGAGTCATATAATCAAACTCATCCAAAATTACAACCTTAAATCCTGCAAAACCTACCGATGATGCGAAATTCTTAACTTTGTTACGAACGGTATCAACATTATTTTCATCCGATGCGTTGATAATCATATAATCACATTTGATTGTGTTTACGATTAACTTAGCCAATGTAGTTTTACCTGTACCAGCTTTCCCATACAATAGCAAATGTGGAATATCGTTATTATCCAAATATTGTTGGATAGTTTCTTTGATGGTTTCATTACCAACGTAATCAGCTAATGTTTGTGGGCGGTATTTCTCCACCCACAAACTATGCTCTCTTTTATTAATATCGTTTGCGAAAAAGCTCATAATTAATTTTTTACAAATACTCCGTTTACAGTTTTGCCGGTTCTATCTTTTATCTCATTCCATGCTGCTTCTAAACAATCAGCCGGCTCTAGTCCTAATTGTTTAGCCAAAATGATAAGTGTTACAAACGAGTCACCGATACCATCTTTGATTTCATCATCCTTAGATTTAAGTAATGCTCCAGCGGTTTCACCCACTTCTTCCAAAACCTTTAATAATTGCTTTGGTGCATTTTCTTTCTTTAGGATATCTTTATCAGCCGCCCATTGAGATACATTTTCTATTAAATTATCAAAACTCATATTTTAGTTTTTATTTTCTTCTTGTCTTTGAATTTTAGATTCTTCACTAATTGGTCTTGGGAATATACTAAATTCCATACCATTTTGTCTGAAAGTTAACTTATCACTTTCGTTTGGTTGAATTTGTAATACCAAAGGAGATGGTTCTTGTCCTTCATTTTGCCAAGCAAATACTATTGGTTCATTATTGAAAAATTGAAAACACCATTCCGCATCTTGTATAATTTTTGGCTGTTCCATTTGAACACTACCTTGCTCTTGTGGAAACAATTCCAATTGTTCGAATTCTTTTTTCTTTGCCATTTTATTAATTTGAAATTTCTACTAAATAATATTTACAAACGAACTCATCAATAATGAATTCAACGTGCGCCAATCCATCAGCCGATACTTTAAGTTTAGCAGCTGTTGCTTCTTTGTTAGCCGTTAAGATTTCTTTAAGATACTTAGCGGAGAAAGAGATTGGTTTAACTTCACCAGCGTAACCTTTTTCACAAGTGAATGTTACTCTATTTGTAGAAATGGTTGAATAACCGATAGCCATTTTCAAATCACCACCTTCGGTAAATACAGTGAATGTATCGATATCACTCAATGCACCCTTTGCTTTGATAAACTTATCAATCATAGTAGATGCCATCTCAATTGAGATGCCAAATTCTGGCAATACTTTTAAATCCGGTACTGCGGGAATTACACCTAAATCAGCCAATTGATACGAAGTTTCAGTTTCATCTGAAACTAATTTTAATACGGTAGCTTTATCGCCAGCCATATCAACATTTAAAGATAAATCATTATCTAAAATGCCTAATAAATTTTTTAACAATGATGTAGTGTAGATACCAACATTGAATGGTTTTGATGTAAAACCATTAAAATCCACTTCACCCAGCATTGTCTTATCGTCTGAAATGAAACGTACAGATAATTTGTTTCCTTCCGCGTTCCATGCTACTGATTCGATTACTCCACCTAGTGAATACTTTTGAATGAATCGTTGTAAATTGTTTTTGTTCATAATCTAATTTTTAAATTTTATTTTTATTGTTACAAATATATGGAATTATTTTCGATATTCCAAATTAAAATGAGAAAAACTTTTTGGCAGTTTGGGCTTCCGTTGATGCTTTCTCCCATTTTAGAGCTTTATAAAAATCATCAACTTTGTTTTCCAATTCTGCTTTGTAAATCATATCCCTATCAACATATTGCTCTACGAAATCCATAATTTCATTTGGGTCATTATAATCTTTGAACGCCACCGTGTCCAATCCCAATGGATTGTTTTTAAGATATACCCATTTTACTTTATCACCATCTCTGATTGGTTCGTGCTTATATGGGCAATTAAAGAATTTCAATAATCGGTTATAAGTAATTCCTGCCTTAACGTGCGCCGGAGTACCCTTCTCAAAGTTAGCGATTGATAACCCACTATCTTTTCTCCAACTACCATTATCGTATTTACTCAACTCTTTAATAGCCCCACCTTTTGCTATCTTATTAACAGGTAAGTTAATCATATTCTTTTTGAACTCTAAAAGAGATTCATCCATATATACGTTATCTTTACCCATTAAAATATCTTTTAACATCTTAGCCATAAAGTCCTGAAATGCTTTGGGAAACGATGAACGAACTACATCCAATCCCTTCACATCCAACTTATCGCAGGGGATACCATTCTTTAGAATCATCCATTGTGCATATCGTTTCTTTGCTACCCAAAAACCTGCTTTACTGATGTATTCCTTCTTAATTTCAAATCTATGTTTATCTTTTGGTATAAAGAAGAACCTTTCCGCCAACATATCATAAAATGTATTTAAGAATGTTTGAGTTTCTTCGGCGATTGTGTTTACTTCTTCAGCCATTCGGTTTTGGTCAAACTCTTTATAGTTGGGATAACGATGTTTCACCAACGGTTCAGCCATCATATAGATGGAATCCGTATCTATATAAACATTGTAATCTTCTCTTGTTCCGAGTTCTTTCCAATATTTGATGTTTGCCATCTCTGCTGTTTTTTTGATAACGGTCTGACCGGTGATTGTAACCGCTTCTGCATTATCAATATCATAAAACCTAAAGGCAGGAAGGCCAAGCACACCATACATAGAGTTAAGAAGAATCTTCTGAACCAATTGTCGTTTTGCATAGAATTCATATTTTTCAGTATCTTTTGCTTCTCCATATTTTTTTTCTAATTTCCTAAATTCAACACGTTTTTGAAACCAATCATTTAGGATATCTGCGATTAGGCCCGGCTTATCTTGTGTATAAAGAACTCCATTTGCAGCAACACCTAAATTACTATCTTTAATAACTTCTTTTAATTCCTGTGTACTATATTCGTAAGTATCACCATCCTTACCTACTAACTTATATGTCTTTTCAGCTCCTCTAATATTTTCCTCCGCATCCCAATTCTGAATCTTACCAACTTTGGTTTCGGGTGAAATATTAAGTGTCATAATAATCGATGGATATAGGGATGTTAAATCCAAATCATAAATCCAATCGTACTTACCAACAATAGGTTCTTTTACATATGCTCCAATGAATTTCTCTTCATTGTTATCTCTAAGAGCCTGCATCCTTTCCTTTCTATCTTTTGGTTTATTGGTTGCTACTAATCCTTTCTTTTTAAGATACCCTAAACAAGCTCCTTCCAACCATTTAGATGAATAAATGTAATCCTCATATGGTACATATCCGGCGTGACAAACTGCTCTACATAATTCGATGAACTGAAGTTTCTCATCCATTGCCACAACTAAGTCCACATCGACAATATTATACTCAATGAATTTTTCCAAATCATTTTCGAATAAATCATCTAAACTTCCTTCGTACTCAACCTTACCTCTACCCAATTCTTTAGTAGCGATGTAATTCAAAGTATAAGATGCTTCTAATGTATAGGTGTAAGTTTTGTATAGATTGATGTAATCCAAAATAGCTACACCACCAAAACTAAACTTCTCTCTATATGGTGACCAAAATGCCTGTCCTATTGGCGATAATCTCTTAGCATTGCCTTCACCACATACATTCTTCAATCTATTGTACAAATATGGAATATCAAAGAAATCGATGTTCCATCCAGTCAAAATGGTTGGATTAACTTCTTCGTAGTAATTAAGAAACGCTTGTAATAAATTACGTTCGTTATCAAAAATATGAAGAGTAACCTCTCTACCATCCTTATTGAAGTTCTTCGCATTGTTCTTAACTTTACGTTCTTTATCCAATACGAATACATCATACAATTTAGTTGCTCCATCGTGTGCGGCAATTGCGGTGATTTCGTTTTTTGCTTCTTTTGTATTTGGTAGACCCGTTATCATTTCTACCTCAATATCAAACGTAAGAACTCTATGTCCATTCGATGGTAAGTCGTTATCGTAGATATCTACTAACACTCTCGTTGTTTCCGGCACATCCGATTCAAATAAATCTTCAGCTTCATCTTTTTCCCACTTACCAATCTTAGTTAATTTATCACCATACATAGAACGATACTCACCATATGGGTCTTTCTTATACGCATACTTTCGATATGGAAATGTTTGATAACCACTCTTATCATCCCATAAGTGAATTAAATTCTTCTGTCTTTCGTAATAGATGTTTTGATACATTAACCTCTTAGTTTTTCGTTTAATACTTTAATCATTCTACTATCGTTTAACGATAGTTCCTTTGCTCTCTGAATTGCTTTATTCGATAAGTCTATTCTATGATGTTCATCATCTAATATCTTATCCAACATATCAAACAAATCTTTTTTATATTTAAAAAATAAACCATTTGGGTCTATTTCTTTGTAACAATCTGATTCCTGAAATATCATAGGAGTTCCATTCATCATACAATCGGTAGCCGCTACACTCCAACCATAATTAGTCTGTCTCATTTGAATTCCAACTGAACACGATTGTAATTTTTTATAGTAATCATGCTTAGCTACTTTAGTATTATCAATCCAGCCAAATTCAGGCTTACCATCTAATTGTGGCACCCATACTTTAAAATCTTGTCTACGCTCTCTATATTCCTCCATTAATTTAATAAAAGATGGATATCCCTTATATGCGGCTGCTCTATGATTGAATACAATAACTTTTTCTTTTGGTTGTAGTGTTTCTATAATTTTAGTATCATCTACACCTAAATTCCACACCACTAATATACTATTTAATTTTTGAATAAACAAATCATTGAACCACAATTTTGCTTCTTCTAAAACTCTATCTTTTTGTTCTTGCGTATTTAAAAAGCAAGTATCCATTTGAGATACACCCAATAATTCTATTGGCATCCATCTCCATTTATTTTTTCTATCCTCCGCGTTACAGGTTTTCATTTCCCACCAATGACAATATCCAATAATTTTTGTATTGAAATCGTTTTTATATCTACCAACTTGCGGCCAATCAGGTAAATGGGAATAAATTACATCATAATCGATTGTTTCCATCAAACGATTCATATCGGGTGGATATGTTCTCATTTTAATCATATCACCTGAAAATTGAAGTATGTGTTGCTTTACATTAATTAGATTTAATTTCTTAACAGGCTGCGGTAATATGATATTCCAAAAGTATTCTCCATGTGATTCCAATGATTTAATGTGATTGTAAATAACATCTACAAACGAATCTTTTTCAATATTGCCAGAATTAGTAATATTTGGTATTACTAATACTTTTCTAGCTTTTTTATAATCAATCGTTTCCCAAAATGCCATACTATCTTCCTACTTCTTTTAAATAATGTTCTTTCATTTGCTCCCAAGTCATTCCAATTGCATTCACATAGAACAATACTTCGGGTTTAATTCTAGCTTCTTCGTGTAATTTTGTATATCGTTTAATGGCTTTATCTTTCCACCATTTTATGGTATATTCATTTCCTTTAGCAAATTTTTCATTTAATACCAAATCCTTTTCTTCAATTTTAGAACAAAGAAAATCATTACCATTCTGATACATTTGTGCGAAATAAACACCTCTTTGGAATCCGTGGTCATAAGCGTTTCCTTTAATCCCCAACTCTTTGAAAATTGCCTGAATAATCTTTTGCTTAATTCCACTTACAGGTCCGTTCTTTTCGTATCCCATATTAGCACCATTACGTTCTCTCTCATCCATAATGTTTTTCTTATACCAATCTGAACGATTCTCTTTTAACCATTGGTGCCACGGGTCATAAACTGAATCATCTGGCTTTGTAGAAATCTTACCTTTAGATTCTCCCAATGTTTTGAAATGTGGAATACCATTATATTGAGAATGAATTCCATATAAAGATGTTGTACCTACTCCAACTAATGGATTATCATATTTAGTTTTCCAATATGCTCTGATTTCAGGAGCGGTTGCTAATGCTGCGATTAACTTACCACCTAAGAAATTATATCCAAATGGTTGAGTTGATACGATAGTTGTAGCAATTGATGTACAATTCAATTTACCTTTCTCGAACTTATCTTCTTTAGTCCAACCGATAAATTCATCTCTAACTCCCAATGAAGTAATATCCGAACCCAAACAAATTTGTCCTAATATCTTTCCGCTTGTCCTATCTTTAACGTATATCTTTACGTTTCTGCCAGGGTTAGCCTGAAATTCCATTGTATGTATTAACTTACGAATTTCAGTCCAACGAGTGGATTCTTTCGGGTCATCTTCCACAATTTCCACATACGGGTCAATTGCTTCAATTTCTGAAATAGTTAATTCTTTATTCGTAATATCAGTTGGTAGATCGGAAGAG